TCCTATGCGCTACTTGCGACACTCTCATTATAGCACACAACGGCTAACTGCAAGCCCTGCGGTCCCGTGGGGTTAAGCATTTTGTTTGAACCGCCCCGCGGCGCCGCTTACCCTATCCCAATAGGACCCGAATACGGCTGGCCTATTGGGCGGGTATTGCCCGACGGCAAAACTGGCGCCGCCCCGCGGTTCGCTTCCGCAGCGCCTGCCCCTCACCGACCCTACAGCGCTCATGACGCATAGCGCTATCATCGGCCCTAGCGGCGCCCATGGGTTACGTAACTCTTTGTGGCGCATAGACTATCGCCCACCCCCCACCCCCTGTCAAAAATCACCCACCCGGGGCCCTTCGGGAGCTTGTTCGTTCCTCCCCGCTAAGACTCCCCCTCGAGTCAAAACAATCGTTTCGTATAGGTCTCAGGCCCTACCGGCACTACCTTTATCTCAATCGATTGAACCATTGAAGATCACGGGAGCATAGTTCTTGTGCGGGTTCTGTTCATATTGATTGGCATTTCGGGACTCGCGTCCGAGAGTGCGGGCACCGCTCAGATCTCGTCTGGGGGCGCTTAACGCCCCGGTTCTGAGCCGCCAGTTAATGGTGGACATTCCGGTGGGGTCCGTATAGCCTGTATGCCTAACTGACCCACAGAGCGTATGTTTCGAGATCAGCGTGCGCCCGGAAGGAGGGGATCTGAATGGCGGACCTCGTTTGTTTGATCGATCTGGACGCCGACGCTGGCGGCAAGAGTCTGTGCGGCCGTCAGGTCGGTGAGATCCAACGTCACTACGACGCCGCCACCAAGACCATGACCATGAAGGTGGCGCCGATCGTACCGGTCGTTGAAGGGCTCGACGCCTGGTGGGTCAACCGCTCTATCCTGAGCGGTCAGGTCTGCCATGATTGTCTGGCGGCCGTCATGGTCGCGGCCGACGTTACGGCGCCGGCCAAGACCGACGACACGACACCGCCCAGCTAACCCAAGGGTGTTGCTGTTGGAAGAACCGTCGGTTCAACCGGTACCGACACGACACCGTCCCCAGGACGGTTGTTCGCTTGGGCGTTTCTTAGAGCTTCTCGGAAACCGGTTGCCGGCTGGACCCCAGGTAGAACCGGCCAGTTCAACCGACTCGCCACCCGGTGACGAATTGGTCCCGGAAGCCCCGCCCGGTGGGGAACTGGTTTACGAATCGGTTTACAAACGGCTTCCTGAATCCCACCGGTACCTTCCCGACGTAGAAGACGCCGTCGTCATGATTGAGCGGCACGAGCTAGAGGCTTCCGCGTGGATAGCGACGAGCGGCGCCGTCCCGGTGCCGTGCGGGTGGTGCGGACAGGCCCACGCGGCCAACTTGCTGCGCTCGTGGGGCGGGTGCGGGCCTAAGCCGTGGGCGCCCGAGTCGGTGCCGGCGGACCACTCGGATCCCCTGCCGGAACGGGATCGTCCGTTTCTGTTGGACTGGCCCAAGAGCCGCCCGATCCCACGCAATCGTCGGGAAGAAGAGGCTGGGTGGCGGGAACTCGCCCAGTGGACCCAACGGCTCGACCACGAGTGTGGTGGGATCGACGAAGTCGGGGGTTCCGGTTGACACAGTTAGATCCTATGGTAAAACAGTGACATGGACCAAGCAACCAGAACATTGGAACAGGCGTGGCGCGGCGGCCAGATCGACGAAGAGACGTCCCAGCAGTTGCTCGCCCACTACTTCCGGGGCGGGCGGTTCACCCCCGGACAGGTCGTGCAGGTCGCGTCGGTCGTGAGATTCGCCAGAGCCATGCGTGATCGGACGTTCGAGGCTGTGTTTCAATCCGACCAGGATCTCGAGACACGCCTCAACGATCTCGTCACCTTCGCGATCCCCACCAGCGAGATCTTGAGCCACTTGTTGGCGCTCGAGCGCAGTACCGACCCAATGCCGCTCGGAAGTCTCATGCTCAGGTTGGCTCGAGGTGAGCCGACACCCGCGCCAGAACCGTTGTTCGGGTACCGAGACTGCCCCCACTGCAAGGGCGAGGGTGTGGTGACGAGGCCGTCGGACGGCAGGACGTTCGATTGCCCGTTCTGCGAAGAGCGCTACTCGTGATCGATCCGGTCGTGTGGACTACTGAGCCCAAGACAGCAGCGGGCCGAGCCAACCGGTGGGTTCAGTTGCGAACCAGCCGCTACATTGCCGAGCCGCCCAATCCTGAAGCCGAGCACCGGTGGGTCTTCACGGACGGCTCGTCGTCGGGGTGGCATACGGCCGTGACGGTCAGTCCATTTCGTTGGGTGATCGGGACGTCCGCGTTCACGACGCCTGACTCAACCCGGAACGTTGGCGCCGAGTTGCGGGGCGTGCTGCTTGGGGTCTCGTGCCAGCCCAACGGGTCGGTTGTGTCGCTCGTCAGCGACTACCTGGGGTCGGCCGCGTGGCTTACTGGCAACTGGGGCGCCAACGACGCCACCGTTGTGGACCTGACCATCACGATCCTCAAGACCGTGCAGGTCAAGCGCCTCTCAGTCCGATTCATTCACACGCGCGGCCACCAACGCGACGGCAGCCACTTCTGTGTGTTCAACGACTGGGCCGATCGGCTGTGTTTCGGTACCTGCGCCAAGCTCAAGGGTCTACCGCCCACCGGCTTCAAGGCCGGGTGGGACGTCGTCGCAGAGCGCCAGCAGTTCTTTTACAAGGCCGAAATGAAGCGCCAGGCTCGAGCCGCCAACAAGGCCCGGAAGGTACAGTCGGCACCATGACGGAAACGCTACCGACACAACGTGTGATTCGCTGGCCTGGACCATATCCAGGCTGTCCCAGGAAGCACTTCAGGGCGTTGTGGCGGTGGATCTTGCCGGACGCTGTCTTGCGCTACTACGTAAGGCGCCTGAGGCTTTGCTGCGCGTGTGGCTGGCAAGGTGTTGCGGGACACGAAGGATATGAGGCTGACCGTGGGGAGCGTTGACGCCGACGCCAAGCAGGTGTTCGAGCGGTGGATTCTCAACCCCGCCAAGCTTGAGCGGGCCCCCGCTTGGGCCGAAGGCTTCGTCGCCGAGGCATTCCTGGCGGGGTACCGGTCGGGTCGGGCCGTCCAGTTCGTGCAGGCCGTGGACGGTCGGCTTGAGACCCGGGGTCAAACGCCCCCGGCACCCACGCGGCGCCGTCCAGTCCGCAAGCGCCGACCGCCTCCGTGACGTCTGTCAGGACTTCTTGGTGGCGCCGTACCGCCGACTGGTTGTTCCGCCGGGTGTTGGGCCGCGTGATCGACCACTTGGTGCGGCGGTTTTTGGGGCGCTCTCTGGTCGCCCGTTCAGATTAAAACTAGGATCCGCCCCCACACCGCCACCCCCGATCAACCCGCCGGGGCCTGGTAGAGCTTCACAGGTGGGTGGTGGGTGTTCGACGATGGGGTTGTGAGCCGTCCTGCCGATCGATAAGAGCGTCGGGGCCCTGCACGATCCGTCATGTACTTGATCGACGCTAAGTGGCGGTCAGGACTACGAGGCGCGCCCCCACCGTTTAGAAACCGCTGTCCAGTCGGTTGTCTTGTCGGGAGACTCTTTGCTGGTTGCGCCTATCACTGGACAGTTGGCGGCGCCGCCCCTAAAGAAAACGCACAACCGTAGGGGTCACGGGGGCTTGCTAAGGTACCCTGCGGGTCGTTACGATTCTGGCGCGACAAAGAAGCGGACCAAAAACACCTGGTCTGCCCCTGCAACAAGGACGGCGACGTGAGCGATACGGCGATCAAGGTGGCGGTGCCGGCGGTAAGCTGGCGGGGCTCGCGGCCCTTGTGCGGCGAGTGTTTGCACGTGATCGCGCGGTCTTCGGGCGGCGCGGTGGTGCCGGGCCACCAGACTGATTGCTACGCGTGTCGCAATCATTTGACAGCCGTCAGTACCGCCGAGACGCCCGCCACCAGCTACACGCGATCCTGCTGGGTCAGCGGGTATCGCGGCGGTACGACCATCTGGAAGATCGCGGGGGTGCTGTTCAGCACGCAGCGGCGAAGCCTGCATTCCAGGGCCTCGTGGCTTGAAGTGCGTCAGTGCAGCAGTTTCGAGAAGGGCGCGGTCACCGGGGTAGAGTGGCAGTCGTGGTGCCAGCCCGGCTTCAAGCGGCCTGGGCCCGACGGCGTCGCCTACTTCAAGATCGAAGACGGGGTCGTGGGCATGGCTGTCTCGTCGTGGGCGCCTGAGCCGACGTAGGTTCAGCGCGGTCCACACCGCCCCGCTTCCTCAATACAAATAAATACCCAACGAGAGGATCGACAACATGAAGCAGCCCATGCAGGTCACGAAGGCGACGAGTCCGTTCGGCAGCAAGATCATGCCGGTCATGACGCCCGGCGGTACGGTCGTGGGTGGCATTGAGGACGCGAAGACCTCGCGGACCCAGCGTATGGCCGCGACGGCGCTGCGGGCCGAGGGTCCGGGCGGTGCCATGCCGCCCACGCCCATGGCTGAGGGTACGACGCCGTATCCCGGTCAGCCCGGCCGGCTGCCCGCCACCAGGAACGCGCCGGCCAAGCTGCTGACGGCACCGCTGGCGCTGGGCGCCCCGACCATGCGGGCCGAGCAGGCCGGGCTTGCTTCCACGGCGCTGTCGGGCGGCCGGATCCCCATGGATCCCAAGCGGATCGGTACCCCGGCGCTTCCGACGGCGACGCCGACCCACCCGGACGCGCCGGGTCCCCGCGGTGACGCCTTGTCGAGCCCGCCGGCCGGCGGGCTCATGAGCGGAACCATGAGGGGTCGGTCGGACCGGCCCAGCAGCGGCTAACACCCAACCCTTCTTCGCCTCAACCCCACAAGACTGACCGGGCGCGTGTCCAGGTCGGTCTTGTGTTCTTTTCGGCAACCGGTTGCCGTAACATATGAGCCGTATGGAAATGTTTGGACCAAACGACGCCGCCAACGCTTCGATCAGCGAAATCGAGTGGTTGGTCAGCCCCGTTACGCAGCGGCGGGGCGATTCTGTTGAGAAGGGTTGGCAACCGGGATCCAACCAGATCGAACCGCGCGAGGGACTATCAGGCGATCAGATCGTCGAGCCGCCGATCGACTTGCGGCTCTGGGCGTCACAGTTGGCCCGCGCGACCCGCCTGGCCCGTGGTATCCGGGTGATCGCCCGCAACACGGTGGGGCTCGGCTGGACGGTGGTGCCGGGCCAGCAGATCACGCGAGACACCACCGACCGAGAGAAGGCCCAGATCCAGGCTGAGATCCTTCGGGTCAAGGCGTTCTTCGAGGACATTAACCCGACGGTCCCGTTCAACGCGCTCATGGAATGCGTCGTCACCGACGAAGAGGCGACGGGCAACGGCTACGTCGAGTTCGTGCGGGACGGCGCCGGCAAGGTCAAGTCGGCATTCCACGTCATGTCCACGACGGTGAGGATCCTCAGGAACTATCGGGGATTCGTTCAGATCCGGGAAGTTGGCCGTCGGTACTTCAAGCGGTTCGGCGACGACCGCGTCATGGACGCGCGCAACGGTGCTTTCGCGGGCGAGCCCGGCTTCAATCGGGGGGTTGAAGGCCCCCTTCCGATCGAGCACCGCGCCAGCGAGATCATGCATTTCTTGCTGTACAGCCCCACCAGCGAGTACTACGGGGTGCCGCGGTTTGTTCCGGCTGGTGCGGCCATTGCTGGAAACTTCCACGCGGCCAAGCGCAACGTGTCGCTCATGAAACACGACAGCGTGCCCCGCATGGCCGTGCTGGTGACGGGCGGTGTGCTCGACGATAAGAGCCGCGACCAGATCTCCAATCTATTCCGAGAGGGCCAGGGCCCCGACCAGCACGGTCGGTTGATCGTGTTGCAGGCCACCCGAGAGGGTATCGGCGTAGACGACAAGAATACGGCGACGCTCGAGCTTCAGCCCCTCACGGTCGGAAAGAACGAGGACGGTAGTTTCTTGAACTACCGTCGCATGAACGACGAAGAGATCCGTGAGGCGCTGGGGTTGTCCGAGGTTTATTTCAAGAGCGAGAAGCTCACGAAGGCGTCGGCGGTCGTCGCGAAGGCCACGACCGACGAGCAAGAGTTCGGACCGGCACGAGCCCTCAAAGAGCACACGATCAACAAGCTGATCGTCCGCAAGGAATTGAAAGCCACGAAGGTACTGTTCCGGTTCGTTCGGCCCGAGACGTCGGACCCGACTGAACGGGCGGTCGTCCACCGGTCCTATTCGTTGTCGGGGGTGTTGTCGCCCAACGAGATCCGAGCGGATCTAGGCCGAGAGCCGTTCCCCAAGACGGAAGAGTGGGCTCAGGTTCCGCTGCCAATTGCGCTGCTCGCGGCGGAAGGCCGCCTCACCAACGCCAGTGAATTGGCGGTCGAGCCCGAAGGTGAGGACGCCGAAGCCCCACCCGTCAACGAAGAGCCGGACGGGGCGGAAGGGTCCGAAGAGCCCGCCGACGATCAGGACGAGGAAGAGGGCGGTGACGAGACCGCCGAGACACCACCGACCAACGCGACCGCCGTGTTCGACGAAGCTGTAAAGGTTGCGGTGAATCGTGTTAGGTCGTTGCCTTCCGAGTTGCGTCTCGGTAAAACGTAAGCGGTTTACAGAGGCCCCATGACCGACACGCGGCGCGACTTTTCGTTCGACATGGACTACGCCCAGGCATACAAGACGCCTGAGGGCAAACTTCACGTCGTAGGGATCGCGTCGGATTCCGCTGAGGACCGGACTGGGGATCGCATGTCGGATCGTGCGATCTCGTCGATGGTCAAACAGGCCAAGGAAAACAAGCTGTCGCTGCTCGACAACCACCGGGCGACGTTCGGGTTCGGCCACACCCATGACGCTTGGGTCAAGAAGGTTCAGAACGGCGACAAGACCGTCACGCAGTTCCACGTCGATTTCGAGTTGGACGACCGCTACCCCCAGTCCATGGATCTGTTCCGAGAGGTGTCGTCGGGGAAGCCCACCAAGCAGTTGTCGATCGGTGGGTTCCTGAACCTCGAGAACCCCAAGGCCGTGAAGTTCGAGGACGGCCCGAAAGGTCGTCGGATCCGAGTGCTCGACGATCTCGTGCTCGAGCACATTGCGACGACCCGCCCGGGCCAGGCGGCGGTTCCCCGAACCAAGTTCGTTGACGCAGTCATTAAGGACTGCTTCGGCGGTGAGCCCACCACCGAAGAGGTTCCGATTGCGGCGGCCGACCCGATCGTCGTGAACGAGCCGCGCAAAACCGTCCCGCCCCAGACCGACGGGCAACCGGTTGCCAAAACGGCCGTGCCCTATCGCGCGTACCCGGCGCTTCGGGGCGCCGCGTGGTCTTGGAACTCAGCCGCCAGCAACGCTGTCCTGGGTGACGGCAACTGGGACCGCTACAAGGCCGCCCACGCGTGGATCGAAGATACGGACGGAACCACCCCCCAGTTGAAGACGGCCTACAAGCTGCCCCACCACACCTTGGTGGACGGTGCCCTGGTGACGCATGAGCGCGGCGTGATCGCCGCCATGGCTGCGTTGCTGGGGGCGCGAGGCGGAACCAACATTCCGGCGGCGGACCGTTCTGCCGTTTACAACCACCTGGCCCGACACTATCGTGATCTGGACAGGGAACCGCCTGAGTTGCGAGACTACAGCGCGGACGAATTCAATCGGTACCACGAGGCCATGGGCTTCGACATGAAGGGACTTGACATGAGCGCGAGCGCGACGCCGACGGCGGCCCCGGAGGCCCCGATCACCACGGCCAACGACACCAACAAGGCGGCGAGCCAGTCGGCCACGCCGGCCGCTGCTTCGTCGCTGATCGCGACGATCAACGCCGAGGCGGTCAGCAAGGGCCTCGAGGTTCTGGGTCGGATCGCCAAGACGTTCGATCCGCCGGCCCCGCCGGCCGAGCCCATCGAGATCACGGCGCTGGTGAAGGCGTGGGACGCCGTCAAGGCGGCGGGGCTCGTCGAGAAGTCGGGCGACTCGATCCGCAAGATCCGTCAGGCCATGAGCAAGCTGCTGGGCGAGCCCGAGCCGGCCCCCGAGACCACCGAGAAGTCGGTGTCGGCCGCTCAGATCGAGCAGATCGTCGCGAAGGCGCTGACGGGTCTGCCCAACAACAACGCCGAGGTGGTCCGGCAGTTCGGCGTCAGCTTCGAGGCCCTCGCTCAGGAGCTTGCCAAGGGGCTGGTCGGCATGGCCGACGGCTTCAAGATGCTGGTCGAGAAGCAGACGGCCGGGATCAACGGGCGTCTCGATTCGATCGAGAAGACGTCGGGCGAGCGCCTCAGCAAGCTCGAGGCGGCGGCGGGCGTGCGGCAGTCGGCCCCCCAGCAGGACAACCAGGTGGTGATCGGGCAGACGCCGACGGGGCAGACGCCGCAGAACACCGTGGTCAACAAGGACGCGGGGGGTCAGGTGCGCCAGCCCGACGCGGCGAACCCCTACCGTGGTCTGTTCGACAAGGCGCGGCTGGCCTATATGGCGAGCCGTCGGTAACCTGGGCTCGAAGCCAGGAACGAGCAAGAGGAGACTAACGTGACTTACGACATGGAAGCGGTGCTCAAGGCGATCGAGACGGGGGACTTTGCCGGCGGGCAGGGTCTTCTCACTCGTGAGCAGCAGACCCAGTACATCGTGCTGATGAAGCGGTACGCCAGCCTGTTGGCGGCGGCCCGCACCGTGGTGATGCCGCAGGCCGCCATGGACATCAGCAAGCTGCACTCGGGCGAGCCCATCACGATCTCGGTCAGCGAGAACAGCAACCCCCAGCAGAACAACAAGCTGCTGTCCAACCAGGTCCACCTGGACGCCCGCAAGACCAAGAGCCAGTACGACCTCACCACCGAGGTGTTGCAGCAGAACATCGAGGGTGAGGAGTTCGAGATGACGGCCATGCGCGCCATGGCTGGCCGTTCGGCGACGGACCTCGAGTACCTGGCGCTGCTGGGTGACACGACGCTGACGCCCGCCCCCAACGACAAGCTGGGCAACCTGCTGGTCGGCAACGACGGCTGGTACAAGCTGGCGCGGGACGGTGGTCACGTTCTCGATCTCGGCGGCGCTCAGCTTGAGCCCGGCGTGTTCAGCGAGATGCTTCGCATGATGCCGGCGCAGTACCAGGGCGACCCAAACCTTCGGTTCATTGTGGGCCACACCACCGTGATCGACTGGCAGGACGTCCTTCAGGGCCGCCAGACGGGCCTGGGAGACGCCGCTCTCGGGTCCGCCGGGGCCAACATTGCCCCTTACGGGCGGCCCCTCCAGATGGTCCCGCTGATCCCCAACAACCTGCCGCTGACCGTCAGCGAGGCGACGCCCGCTGAGGTTGGCGGCTCGGCCTTCGGGGCGTTCCAGATCGAGTCGGGCGTCAACGACCAGTTGGTCGTGGCGATCAACGGTGGCGCGCCCCTCACCGTGACGTTTACGGCGGGGGTCCGTGAGACCCGAGAGATCGTCGCGACGATCAATGCGGCGTTCGTGGCGGCGGGCCTGCTGGCCGTGGCGTTCGACGACACCTACGGGCGTCTGCGGATCAAGACGACCAACACGGGCGCGGCCACGTCGGTGGCCATTACGATCCCGGCAACCCGCGACGCCAGCTACACGTTCGGCCTCACCGACGGGGTCACGCCCGTGACGGTGACGGGCGCGGCCGTGACCGGTACCGTCTACGAGGGCACGTTCGTCATGCTGACCAACCCCATGAACCTGATCTGGGGGATCCTGGCGGGGACTCGCATGTTCACGGAGTTCAACAAGGACTTCGATCGGATCGAGACGATTGCGTACAACCAGACGGACGCGCAGGTCGAGAACCTCGACGCGTGCGTGCTGGGGATCAACCTGCGCGGCAAGCGCCACGTCGCGACGGCCACGCCCTAGCGTCTAGCCAACAAGACGGCGCTACGGTAAAGTAGTGGGGCGGCCGAACTGTCGGCCGCCCCACTTCCGTTTTGAGGTACAGCATGACGCCGTCGATCAGCACCCCCCGCAAGGTTCTCGGGTACTTCAAGCTCAAGAACTGCTTGGACTACCGGTTCTACAACCGCCTCGGCCAGAAGGCCGTGATCCTCGTGCGCGGCCAGATCGTGCCGGTCACGCAGCAGACCGATCTCGAGTTCTTCCGGGCCCGAGGTGACGTCATGGTCGAGTGCAACCAGGCGGGGGTCCCGCTCGATCAGGTCGGCCTGGTCAACGGGTTCGATCCCAAGAAGACCAAGTCGTTCGCGGTCTACAGCAAGGCCCCGCTACCCCAAGCAGTGGCGCCTGGCGCTCGTAACGTGCAAGCACCGCCCCCAGCCCCCAACAGCGGCGCCCAGCCCGCCGCGGTCGTACAGGTTGGTGGGCGCGCCGTTCAGCCGGTTGGGCGGTCCCCGTTGGCTGGGGTTCCGCTGGTACAGCCGCCGGTGCCGAATCCTCGAGCCCCTCGCCCCAGGACCGGCAACGAGTCGCCCGTCGAGATCCTGAATCGCGACGGGTCCGTCAGCCAGTCGATCTCGGTCTAGCAGGCCGCCGCTAGGTCGTTCGGGTGGGCCGATCCGTTTACGCCAGGATCGCGGACTTGAGAGCCGCGGGCCTTTCGGACGTGACGGTCTACCCGGACGACGTGTTGATTGATCGGCTCGAGTATTCGGCTGCCCTGATCGAGAGCCTGACCCAACAGGTGTTCGGTCCCGTCTACAAGACCGTCCCGGTCAACGGGCTCGGGCAGATCTACGTGGAAGAGCCGTACCGCAACAAGATCATTGAGTTGGTGGCGGTCCAACACTTGTCGGCGGACGGCACGCTCACGCCGCTCTCGGCCAACACCTACGTGGTGGACGAGCGGCGAGTCCAGTTGCGGCCGTTTGACAAGAGCCCCTGGGCATTTGATCGGGCGTTTCGCGCGTTTCCTGACAACCGGTTCCCCTACGACTACCAAAACGTCAGGTTCACCGCGACGTTCGGCTGGCTTGATCTTGACGTAAAGATTGAAACGACGCTGACGAGTGCGCTGTCCCTGGGGGGTGTGACGCTAGATCTTGGCGACACGACGGATCTGGGCCGGAACGATCTGCTGTTGATCGACCGGCGGTTCTGGGTGATCGTTGGGGCTGTTCCGACGCCGGGAGTCGTCGAGATCGACCCCAGCCCAAAGAGCGCGGCGGTCGGCTCGTCGGTGATCCGCTACGGTCAAGTTCCCCGGCTGGTACGGGAAGCGGTGGTCCGTACGGTCCTGGCGAACGTTTCGGCGCCCGGCAGCGACGAGGAAACGGGCGCCGACGAGCGCAAGCGTATGCGCCGCGAAGAAACCGACAACTACGAGGTCGAGTTCTTCGAGGGGGTCAAGGGTGGTAAAGTGTTTGCCGGAACGGGGGATCCGCGGGCCGACGCGATCCTGAGCCGTTTCCGAGCGTCGGCCGTGACGGGATCGTGGGTGTAACTTGATCCACAACAAAAAGTACAGCCCGATCAACGTCGCGACGTTCGGCTACCGCCTGTTTCGTGAGCACTTCGTCGCGACGGCCGCGTTGGCGGTGGACACGGCCTATACCGACGCCGCCATGATCGTGGACTTCACCGGATACGCCCGGCAGGCGTTCAAGGTGTTGCCGATCCACGCGGGCGGCGGCACCCCGACCGTTGAGGTCGAGATCCAAGAGTTCCTGCCGACCCCCGGCTACCCCAACGACGGCGACCCGGCCAACGGAACGTGGGCCACCAAGAGCGGTCTGGGTGTTGGCGTGGCCCAGCCCAACGACCTGTTCGAGCACAACCAAGAGGACACCATGAGGCTTGCGCGTCTCGTGGTGACGCCCAAGTCGTCGGTGGTGGACGGCGGCATCAAGATCGAAATGAGCGGCCGGATCGATACGTAGCCGGGCAACCGGTTGCCGGATCCGAGAGGAGCGGACACGTGGGTCTCAAGATCGAGCGCGAGTGCGAGTGGTGCGGTTCCCGAGAGTCTGTGGACCTTGGGAAGGGCGGCGCCCTGGACCTCTCGAAGATCCCGCTGCCGTCCGGGTGGGTGTCAAAGGCGTCGTTCCCGGGGGGCCGTGTCGGGTCGCTCGACGGCCAAGAGCTTTGCGGCTCGTGCCAGGCCGAGTACGACGGAGTCTTGGCGGCGGCCGACAAGGCCCGCGACGAAGTCTACACGCAGGCCATGCAGCGGGCGCGGGTCCGGGCCGGAACCGCCGAGAAGGCTCAGTCCGGTCAGAAGAAGTTGCAGAGCAGCAGCTTCAACAGGTAGGCCCGGGCTCGCCGACGTGCAAGGCCGAGCTATGCTGAAGCACGGCCATGTCGAACCAGACGTCGGCATTCTCGGACCTACGTAACGTGCCCAACCAGTCCAGCAGCTTCCCGCGGCGAAATGGAATCCAGACGGTCCGTGAGATCGACGGCTCGCCTTCGATCTCACCGGTCAGCATTCTGGAAGTTTCCAACGGGACCCTGACGAACCCGGCGACGGGTGTGGCCCGAATCACCACGAGCGCGGCCGGCGCCATTGAGATCCGTGAAGTGGTCTTGACGTTCCCCGACAACGTCGCGATCGACACGGCGATCAGCATTCAGACGGGCGTCTACTTCGGTGGTGGCCCTGCCGCGCTCGACGGCGACACCGACGTGACGTTGCCGGCGACCGGCGCGCTCTTCGAGGGCGACGGCCGCATTGAGATCCACCTGAACGGCCAGTTGCTCAACAAGGGCTCGGGCTCGGGCGACGACGAAGTCTACTGGGTCAGCACCACGCAGGTGGCGTTGCGCGTCAAGATCAAGACGGGCGACGAACTTACGGTGGCGGCGCCGTACCCGACCGCCTAGAGTAGTGCAGCAGCGAGGGTCCGCCCATGCCGAAGATCGACCAGGAAACGCAGGTCCGCAACTCCGACGTGTACGACGACACGGTCGCGGCGGGCGCTGGCCTCGAGGCGCCGGTCGCCGCCGATCAGAACCTTCGGCACGATCTCAACGGTATCCGTTCGCAGATCCGCCGGATCATTGACCCGCAGGGTCTCCCGGGCACGGCCGACTGGTTCGTGTCGATCGCGACGGCCCTCGATAACTTCGGACTTCGCCAGATCCACGACAAGAAGTTCACGCTCAAGACGCCGCGCGACGCCGCCAACGCGTTTCGGATCGGCCTGCCCGAGATCTCGACGGTCCAGACCGTCGCGGACGTGGCTGGAAGCCTCAACAACGACTACTTCGTGTTCTACGAGTCCACGACCCGGGGCTACTACGTCTGGTACAACGTGTCGGGCGGCGGCACCGACCCAGCCCCAACGCCCCCAGGCGGCGTGGTCTTCACGGGCATTATGGTGGCGATCACGACGGGCGACACTGCCGCGACGGTCGCGTCCCTCACCAACACGGCGATCAACGCGAGTGTGGCCCGCACGACCGCCGGGGTCGTGACCGACACGATCACGCTGACCAACGACGACCCCGGCAACGTCACCGACACGGCCAACGGTGCTTCGTCGCCCGGATTCACCATTGGCGTGACCCAGCAGGGGACCAACTCAACCGCCCAGGCCGTCGTGATCAGCAGCGCCAAGATCGCGGGCGGGTCCGGGATCATTGCGGTGGGCCCCAGCAGCACCCAGAACAACGCCTACGTGGCCGCCACCGAGGCGTCCTTCACGATCGCCGGCACGGCCGGGGCGGGCACGTCGGTGGCGGCGTCGGGCCTGTCCGTCACGCTCAACGCGGTCGATCTCATGCAAGAGGCCACGGACGACCCGCCGCTCGACGGCGGCGCCCGTGTCTTCGGTCTGTTGCAGGCCCTTTCGGGCACGGCCGACGGGACGGCCATTGCGGGGCCCGGCAGCGAGAATCTTCAGATCTCGTTCGTCAAGATCCACCCCGACACCAACTCGATCACGGCCGTGACGTTGCCGGCCGGCGACTACGAGTTCCAGCTTCCGTACCAGCAGAGCTTTCAAGGGCTGGACCGGGGCGCTCTGTTGTCCGGTGGCGTCCTGCCGGACGTCATTGACCCGTCGGCCTCGAGTGTTCCGCGGCTGCCGTTCCGCCAGTTCAACGTCACGTCGGGCGCGGCGGCCGGCGAGACGTTCAACATTCAGACGGGCGTGTTCTCGGGGACCGGTACCTCGACGGTGTTCGCCAGCTTCAGCACGCCGATCCTGCCGGCCACCGCCGCCCAGTTCCGCGACGACAACCGCGTCAAGGTCTGGCGCAACGGCAACCTCCAGTCCAAGGGGGCCGGCGAAGACATTACCTGGATCTCGACGACGCAGATCTCGTTCACCGACAAGGTCAAGACGGGCGACCGGATCGTCGTCGAGAGCCTCGCGAGCTTCTAACGGGTGCCCCGGCAGGACGCAGCGACGCAGCTTTCGCTCACGACCACCAACGAGTTGTGGGTCGATAAAGGCGCCGACCCGTCGATCGCAGCGCGAGGCCAGTACGAACGGCCGTTCGCGACCATTCAGGCGGCGCTAGCGGTCGCGATCGACGGTGACGTTGTCCGGGTCCGGCCTGGTAGCTATTCCGCGACCGACACGCAGATTGTGATTCCTACGGGTGTCTCGTTGGTGGGTGTTGATCGGCGTCGGTGCCGTCTCACCTACGCGGGCTCGGCCAGCGTTGCGGTCGTGTCGATCGGTGTCCGCGGCCACCTGGTCAATTTCGACTTGGTGTTGAATCCTACGGGCGGGACCACCACCGGCTTTCAGATTACGGACGTGAGCGGCAACGCGGCCAACATTAGCGTGAACCCAAGCTCTACCGGAAGTATTGTCGGTTGTGAGTTTACGTTCTCGGGCCAGGTGGGGTCCGGCAAGACCAACCTGAAGCTGTGTGAGTTGAATGGGCTGGGCACAGGTAATCCGGCGCTTCGAGTCAACAACGATTCGCTCGTGGCGGCTTGCCGGGATTCGTCGTTTACCGGGGACGTTGGGATCGAAGTTCTGGCTGGATCGTTGCAACTGTTCGGCTGCCATTTGCACGGCACCACCCTGGGACTCAAGACCGCTGCCGATTCGTCTGTGGAACTCGATACCGCCAATGTCGTCTCGGGCTACGACATTCAAGGCGTCGTGACGAAGCACGATCTGGAATTCCCACGAAACAATCTAGACACCACCACCGATCCGGCCCTGACCGACGACGTGACCAAAGGCTACGCAACTGGATCTCGTTGGCTCAACGTCACCACCGGTACGCTCTATACTTGCTTGAACGCGACGGAAGGCGCGGCTTTCTGGTCGTTCGTCCAGACCAACGACACGCCCACGGGATCGCTGACGCCTGGCGAGCACTTCCTCGGCAGCCTCATGGACTACGGCGGCGCCGGTGGTGTCACGGCCGGCGAGGTTCAGTACACCAAGACGTTCCTGACGGGCGGGACAATCATTACGGCGATGCGGTGCTACGTAGACACCGGCGGTAGCGCGAGCCGATTTGTTCGCATGGGCGTGTACTCGCAGGCTGACCCGACCAACCCTTCGAGCGTCCCCGCCACGCGCGTCGCCCAGACCAACTCGGAAGCAACCACCGGGGCTGACGGTGCTTTCTTCACCAAAGCGTTGACCGCGAGCTACACCGTCCCGGTCACCGGCTACTACTGGGTCGCGTTCATTACCAACAACGCTGCCGCGCTGAAGTTCAGCGTGTCGCCGGGCGTTTACCGGACCGGTTTCTTGCCGGTCAGACGTGAGTCTTCGACGGGCACGACGCTGCCCGCTACCGTCGGGACCATTACGAATCCGAGCAGCGCCCTCGTCTACTGCTCGGCCGTGGAGTAGCCATGCCGGCCACGCCCGAAGCCAACGTCTCGATCGTCAATGCGCCCGCGGTCATTCCGCAAAAGCCGAGCGCTTCACGGGCCTATGCGTTCTCGATCGACTTCACGAAGCGCCGGACCTGGTGGGTCGATTCCGTCAAGACCACGGACGAAGCTCACGTCGGCGACGGTGTCGCCACGGTGTTCCAACTGGGGCACGGTACCGGCAGCGTCGCCAACGAAGCGATCCTCGATCTGACCCGCGGTCTCATTACCGACGACCACCTCATGGTGGCGCCGGGCGATAGCGTGCCTGGCGGTTACCGGCCGGTCGTCAAGATCGACGGCGTCGTCAAGACCATGCGGAAGCCCTACGAGACGAGCGGGGGTGACTGGTGGCTCAACTTCGACACGGGCTTGTTGACGTTCGCGTCGGCCCCGGCCGATCAGGCGGCCGTCACCGTCACCTACTGGTACGTGCCGGCGACGGCCGGCCCGACCGTCCAGTTCAAGCCGGCGGCCGGCAAGAAGCTGACGATCGACTACGCGGAAGCCCAGGTGTCGAAAGACACGTCGTTCGACGACTGTATCGTCATGCAGGTGTTCGCTGGCGACGGTGTTACGCCGCTGTCTCAGCAGGTTCGCTACGAGAACGTCGGCAACATTCTGGACTACAGCTACGGCTCGTTCGTCGAGTACCCGGCGGTCACGAGCAATTGCGGGCGCGGGTCGACGCAGCCCAGCATGTTGTTCCGGTGGGAGTACCTGTCGCCGATCGTTCTCAAGTCGTCGATCGCTGGCGGCATGACGATCAAGTCGTGGACCGAGAACAAGCGGGCGTTCGGCGGCGAACGCATGACGATCGTGTTCTACGCGCTGGAAGAGCCCGAGAGCTAAACTGACGGCATGGCGCTGTTGAACCGGCCGTATCACTGGAACCCCGTCGGCGTCAGGATCGCGGATCTGACCCGCACGGGCGTCACGATCGACCCAATCTTCAATACGCCGATCAACCAGAAGATCCGGCCCGTCACCTACGACTACCAGGCCCAGATCAACTTCGGATCGAAGCGTCAGGATCGTAAATGGCGGACCGAAGAGGGCGACCGCCCCGTCACCATGGCCCACTTGGTCATGCGGACGCTGGACCTGTCGCCCAACACGACGCTGCCCAAGCCCCAGAAGGGCTGGAAGATCGTGGCGATCTACGCGGGAACCGACCAAGAGCAGGCCGTCGAGTACGTCGTCGAGGAGTTGAGGCACGAGAGCCCGCTGCGGGGGCGCCCCCTGTTGATCTACTTGCCGTTCCGCGAGAACGTCAATCGGGGCCCTGGTGGCTAAGAAAACGCCGGGGTTTCACGTCCGTGTTACACCGGTGGGGGACTGGCGTCGGATCGACGGGTTCTTGAAGTTGACGGCCGAACAGGCCCGCAGCGCGCTGGATCGAGCTACTCGTCGAGGTGCTCGACTATTCCACGAAAACTTGCAGGTCGCCTATCAGCACGGTCTTCCGGGGCACGCACCGCTCAACCCTTTCACGATCGCTCAGAAAGGCGGAAACACGCAGCCGCTTTACGATACCGGCGCTATGGCTCAAGCAGTCGAACTGGCTGTGGCCGCGCAAGGTGCCAGTTTCGAGTATTTGATTGGTATTCCCGACGGTGAACTTGCGCTGCGAGCCCGCGTGCATGAGACCGGTGCGCTGTTGGTCGTGACCGATCGAATGCGCGGTTACCTAGCCGCCCAAGGGCTCAATCTCAATCCGGCGACCCAATGGCTCAACATTCCGGCCCGGCCTGTGTTCCAACCGGTCGTCGACGAGACGCTACCGTTGATCCGCACGATCGTCGAGCAGGAAGTACGGCGGGAACTCGAACAAGCACCCCCCGCCCAGCCCGGCTTGTTCGCTAGACTCTGGGCCAAGATCTCGAGGTAGAGCTTGGCCCGTCACGACTACATTCTGGCGAACCCGCACGTCGTCCCCCTCGAGTTGGTGGACCCGGCCGGCCGCATGTACCAGGCGGGGGGCAAGCTGCGGCTTCGCCGCACCAACCCGGTGACGGGTCTGTGGGATCCCGTCGGTGTCTACACGACGGGCTCGCTTCAGCTTGAGACCTGGCGGCCAACGGCACTGCGAGCCTTTCTGGGGTTCTGCGCGTTCGTCGAGGTCGATACGGCCGCGGGTGATTTCGTCCAGTTCCGCCTGTCGACCGACGAGGGCGTCACGGCCTTGTTCTGGGACGGCGCGGCATGGCGGGCCCCCGCCGACGACACCGAATGGAACGACGAGGTCGAGGTCGACGAGGGGATCGGGTCGTTCCCGATCGACTGCTCGTTCACGACGATCGTCCGGTTGGTCACGGGCGCCGGGTCGTCCACGCCGACGTTCGAGGGCTACCACGTCTTCTGGGAAGCCCGGTACGACCCGACCGAGGATCTGCTTCGCAGCATTCACACCAAGATCACGTCGGAAGTATCGGTCAATGCTGAGTTTACGACCGAATTGGTTGATCCGACCGTCGTGGTCGACCTGGTCGATCTGGTCTGGTCGATCAACAGCCCCGTCGAGGTCTACCACCTGACCGACGATCCCTGCCGTCGTACCAACCTGCTGGCGTCCTACACGGCCACGACCGTGACGCTCGTGAGCGCCCAGACCGGTCCGATCGTCGTTCAGTTCCGAGGCACGCCCCGCAGCGTCCACGTAGCCAGCAGCGACGCCGATTTCGAGCTTCAGTCGTTGCCGGCCGTCGTGATCCAGTTGGTCGGTCAGAACCGGGTCCGCGACTTCCTGGTGCCCTACTTCGAGGAACCGCTGCGTAGCCGCGGTGAGGTTCTGCTCAGATCTACACCGGCGCGCCACACCTACGTGGTGAGGATCGCGTGCCCCGCCCAGTACTCGCTGCACGACAAAAAGCTGGCCGACGCGGTCCGCCGGGCCTTCGACGAACGCGAGTGGGTCCGCTTGCTGGCGCTCGACGAGGACGCCACCTTGGTAGGATTGGAGACGGTTGGGCAGACCGATCGCCTTCCCGACCAGGTGTTCATGAGGATCGTGGACGTGAGCGTGAGTGTCCTTGAATGGCTGCCCCACTACCGGGCCGTCCCCATGGTCACGCAGATCGTCGCGCGGTTCCGTCCGATCGGGTATGGTCTAGGCGCTGCGGCCGAGTGAGGCGAGGACATGGCTTACGAAGTCGAGAACGTGACGCGGACGCCTCTCGTCGAGAACCTCGACACCAAGACGGTCGAGGGCAAGCTCGAGGTGCTGCACCTCGGGCCCCGCGCCAAGGTGACGCTGACCGACGCCCAGTGGGCGAGTCGGTGCGTCCAGAAGCTCAAGCAGGCCGGTCGGCTCCGTAGCCGGTCGGTGTAGGTCGGCCCGGCAACCGGTTGCCAGACTAAAACGCGTACGACAGGTGCAACGTGGTCGAACTGCTTCACCCTGACGTCTACACGTTCGAGCGTGGCGGCACGCCGACCATTCAGGCGGCGTCCACCAGCACGTTCGGCATGGTGTTCACGTCGCGTCGCGGACCCACCGACGAGCTTGGGTTCGTCACGAGCTTCCGCGACTGGCAGCGGCTCTACGGCACCAACTACCCCGACAGCTTCGGGGAGGACGCGGCCTACCTGTTCTTCCAGAACGGTGGCCGCCGCATGTATGGCGCCCGCGTCGTCGGCACCGGGGCGCTTCAGGCCGAGGTGGATCTGCCGGCGATCGGCACGGGCGCGACCGCCGCCCAGATCGACGGGACCGGCGTCGCCCCGTTCAACCTCGAACCGGCCGACGCCATTTCGATCGAAGTGGACGGCGGCGCCCCCCAGACGTTCACGTTCTTGGCGACCCGTGCAATTCGTGCGGGCGCCGGCCTCGCGATCGTCAGCTTGACGGGTGACACGTTGATCCTGTCGATTGACGGCGGCCCCAGCCAGACCATTACGTTCGGGGCGGGCGATACGACGGCCGCCGCCGTCGCCGCCACGATCAACTCGCAGTTGACGGGCGGCAGCGCGGTCGTGACCGGCCCCGAGGTGGACATTCGCTCGGACACGCGCGGCACCGGGTCGATCGTGTCGATCACAGGCGGCAGCGCCTTGGTCGAGATCGGCCACACGGTCGGCACCACCACCGGTACCGGCAACGTCGTCAACATTGACGCGGTGACGATCGCCGAGGTCGTGGCGCTGCTGGCCGGTCTGGTCGGCGCCACCGCCACCAGCAACAGCGGCGCCTTGCGGATCACCCATCTGACCGCCGGCTTGGCCTTCACGCTCGAGGTGACGGCCGCGCCTGCCGTGTTCGGCCTGCCCGCCGGGCTCGTTACCGGCACCAACGCGACGCCGATCAGCATTGCGACGGTGCTGGCCCACAACGTCGGCTCGTGGGGCAACAGCGTGGCCGTCACGACCGAGCGGTGGAGGGCCGCCACCACCGCGATCCTCGCGACCGGCGCCACCACCGCGACGCTCGCCGACGTGTCGAAGGCCGAGGTCGGCGACGTCGTCAAGATCAGCGACGGCACCACCACCGTGATCGTCCACGTCAACGCCGTGGACGTCGTCAACAAGCAGATCGACTTCAAGGCGATCGTGATTGGCGCGCCGATCGCCGTCGGCGCCCTCGCCCACACGGCCAGTTCCCACCGGGTTCGCACGGCCTTGTCGGCCGCGGCGGTGGCGGCCGACACCAAGATCAAGGTGTCGAGCGCGATTCACGCTCGGGTCGGCACCGAGTTGTCGCTCGACGACGGCACCAACGTGATCTTCCGGGTGGTCACGCAGGTCAACGGCAGCGAGTTGACGCTCAACGCGGCCGTCGGTTTCACGTTCGCGATCGGCGTGCCCGTCACGTCCCACCACTTCAACCTGACCGTGATCGTCGACAACCAGACGGATCGGACCCACTCGAACCTGTCGCTCGAGGACACCGACGAGACCGATTGGATCGAGCTTCGTCTGTCGGGCGATTCCAACGAGTCGCTCAACGTGACGCTCGTCGATCTCAACCCGGTGATCAGCCCCGATATCAACGATCGCCCGGCCCCCGTCGTGAACCTGCTGTTGACGGGCGGCAACGACGGCGGCGTCCCGACCGACAACGACTACATTGGCACGACCGACCCGGCCAGCGGCTTGCAGTTGATCGCGGCGCTCAACGCCGGTGACGTCAACACCGTCGCGATTCCGGGGGTTACCACCCAGGCGGTCCAGCAGGCCCTCTCGGACTTCGCCGAGGGAAAAACCAACTTGATCGCGCTGGTCGATCCGCCCAGTAGCATGGACCAGCCCGTCGAGGTCAAGGACTGGCGGCTCAACGTCCACAACCGCGACACCAGCTACTCGGCGCTCTACTACCCGTGGCAAGAGATCCGCGATCGTTACGCGTCGAGCCGCACCGCGATCAAGCTGGCGCCGCCCAGCGGGATCATGGCGGGGGTCTACGCGCAGGTCGACGCCGAGTCGGGCGTGTGGACGCCGCCGGGCAACCGGTTGCTCCGCGAGGTGATCGGCCCGGCCGTTCGCGTGACCGACGGCCAGCAGGACATTCTCGACCCGCTCGGGATCAACGTGATCCGCACGTTCCCGGGCGAGGGTACGCGTCCCTGGGGTATCCGCACGTTGAGCAACCTGCGGGACGGGCGCCACTACGTCAACGTCCGGCGGCTGCTCAACTTCGTGAAGATCAGCGTGTCGGCGTCGTTGCGGGGCTTCTTGTTCGCCCCGATCCAGCCGACGCTGTTCCGCACGATCCGTAAGTCGATCGAGAGCTTCTACCGGGATCTCTGGCGCAAGGGTGGCCTCTACCCCAACGACGACTTCGGCCAGGCTCAATTCGTCAAGTGCGACAGCGAGAACAACACCGAAGACTCGCGGCTGCGAGGGGAACTCAACGTCGATTCGGGGATCAACCCGCCGCTCGCCGCCGAGAAGATCTTGTTCACCGTCGGTATCTTCGACGGTACCGCTGACGTCACCGAGTCGTAACGGGTCCGGCGAGAGGAGCTCGACATGGGAAACTTTCGTGGAATCTCTGCGGATCCGATCAGGAACTTCAAGTTCCAGGTTCGATTTGCCGCGACAAACGGCGGGCAGGCACGGAGCGGCTTCTCGTCGGTGAAGGGTCTGAAGGAAACGACCGAGGTGGTCGATTACCGTGAGGGCACCGAGCCGGGTCGTCCGCGCAAGCTGTTCGGCCAGACTACGTTCGATAACGTGACGTTGGAGCGGGGCCTCACCACCAACAACGAGTGGCTACTGTGGCGTCGGTTGATCACGAACGTGGGGAACAGGTCGAGCACCAACGGCTTCGCGTCGGAAGGCGACGCTTCGGGTTCGGCGGGGGGGACTCAAGGAAACCTCGTTCGTCGGGAAGTCAGTGTGGATCTCGGCGATTTCCATGCGGAGGCGGGCCCCGACGGGGCCTGGACGTGGACCCTCATGGAATCTTGGCCGACGACCCTCGAGATTGACGAGTTTTCTGGGGACGGCAACGCCGTCGTGATCGAGCGAGTCGAGTTGGTCCACGAAGGGTTGATCGTCGGCAATACGTAACACGTAACCGTCCCCAGTGAGACGCTGGGGCGGATTGTGCCGTCGGGCGAGAAGTCCGAGGGAGAGTGATCTGTGTCGTCCAAGCAGTTGGATTTGCCGTGTGGTTTGGAAGAGCCGGGCGCCCGCGTCGTCCGCAGCGTCGAGATCCACAAGATCAAAGGGAAGTTGCAGCGGGAACTGGCGGTGCTCGCCGGCCAGAAGAACCCCAACACCGCCGAGATCCTCGACGCGACACTACGGCTCTGTCTCGCCCGGATCGGTGGCGCCGACGTGAGCAGCACGCTGCTCTCGCGGCTGCTGCTGGCTGATCGCGACTGGGTGATCCGCGAGGCTGCCGTCATGCTACGGGGCCCCACCACCACGTTGTCGGAGCGGTGCCCCAAGTGTCCCAAGGACGACAACGAGACCGAGTACCCCAACTTCAATCTGGCGGACCTGCCGGTCACGCTGTTGGGCGACGACGCGCTCTGGTGGCACAAGGGCCAGACCCTCACGAAGCAGCAGATCGATACGCTGACGCCGGTTGAGCGCGACGAGATTCGTTTCCGCTGCTTTCAGATCCGGCACGAAGAGTCGGGGGCGACCGGGACGTTCCGCTACCCGACGGGTCTGCACCAGAAGGCTGTGGCGTCTCTTGGTGATCGACCCGTCGAAGCCCTGTGGAAGCTCATGTCCATGACGTGCTTGGCGTGGTCGGACCCGGACAACCAGAGCGTCAAGGTCGGGCCCCAGGGCGTCCACCCACACTTCTGGGACGAGGTCGATCTCGATATTCTCGACTGGGCCCAGCCGGCGTTCGCCGCCGCCATGCCTGGTGTCGATACCAACGCGGATCTGACCTGCAAGAACGGCCACGACCACAAGGTCCAGGTGGCGCTGCTCGGTTTCTTGTTCCGTCGGCCGGAACCCCCGGGTTAGCCAACTGGGCCGAGGCGGTCTGGTCCAAGTGGTTGTTCGTCGTGCAGGTGTTCGAGGGGGCGATCACATGGTCGGAGATTCAAGAACTTCCCGTCGACGAGATCGAGTGGCTGTTCAAGCAGGCCCAAGACGTCAACGACAACCGCCAATCAGAACTGAGCAAGTCGAAGGGTAGCATGAGGGGCAGAAGGTAGCGCTCGATCATGGCTGGGGTCGTCACGGCAGGAATCCGGTTCTTCGCCGAAATGGGCGACACTTCCGGTTTCCGGGCGTTCCAGGCCAACATTCGCGACCTGCGGATCAATCTGCTCGGCTTCGAGCAGATTGCCGGCTCGATCGAACAACTAGGCGACGCGTTCCTGAGGCTGTCGTCGGTGGCGGGCGGTGCCGTAACGTCACTGGCTGACGCGGCGATTGAACTTGACGACGTCATGACCCGGATCTCGACGGTCGGTGGCGAGCGCCTCGGCGCCACCATTGACGAGTTGCGCGAGTCGTTCGTGAGATTGTCCAGCACGGTGCCGTTGTCGGCTGCGGCGCTCGGGGAAGTCGGCGTCGAGGTGGCTCGGGCTGGTATTGCCGGGCGTGACGCTATCGAGCAGTTTTCGTTGGTGTCGGGTCAGATCGCGGCCGTTGCCGACGACCTTTCGGCCGACGAAGCGGCCCGCGCGCTCATTCGGATCAGCAACAACTTCGGCACCGCCACCGAGGACATGGCCGGTAACGCCCGGTTCCTCGGAGACGCTCTTGTTCGACTGGCTGCTGAAGGCGTCACGACCGAGGGAGCCATTACCAACGTGACGGTTCGGTCGAGCCAAGCGGCTCGGTCGCTTGGCCTGACCCAACGGGAAGCTCTAGCCGTATCGGCCGCCGTCCTGAACATGGGCGCGAGCGCTGAGGTCGCCGGCACCGCTCTGGCCCAGACCTACTCGGCGCTGGCCGCCCGGACCGCTCAGTACGCTCAAGCCGCGGGCGTATCCACCACGGCCGTCCAAGACATGATTCGGTCGGGTCGCGGCCTAGAAGCCTTCCAGACGGTGTTCGGCGGGATCCTCGCGCGCGTCTCTGACGCACAAGGCAAAATCGACCCGATCCGCCTACAAGAAGCGTTTACGGGTCTCGGGATTACTGGCAAGCGCCAGCGCGACGTGCTGGTCGGTCTGATCCAACAGTACCCTGAGTTGCGGCGGCAGCTTGATCTGTCGGCCGGCGCGGCTGGGGATCTTCAAGAGCGGTTCGACGTTTCCAGCAGTTCGCTCAAGAAGGTGCTGCAAACGTTGGCGGGCGCCTGGCAGAACTTGAAGGCTGAGTTCGGCCAAACCCTCAAGCCGATCCTTGTACCGATCCTCGAGTTGTTGACCCGCCTGATCAACTTCATGGTGGAACTGCCCAGCCCCGTCAAGTTCGGAATCGTGGCGGTGCTGGGGTTGAGTGCGGCGTTGTTTGGTGCTGTTGGGGCTACCGCTACGGCTATCGCGGGATTCACCGCGTTGGTTGTGGCGGTCGGATTCCTGAGCCGTTCGTTCAGGGAAGCCCGCAACACCTATTTGGACTTTGTGCGAACTCTTCAGGCCCAATCGACGATCGAACAAACCGTCATGATGGTGCAGCGGGGTTTGATCACGCCAATGGCTGGGGCTCGGCACACTGCCGGCGAACGCCGATTGGTCGGGGCTTTTGACGCGGGGCAAATGGGAGGCCCTTCGGCCGCAAGTATTCTTGGCCGTGTACGTGGCGCTTTGGGTCCCCAAGCAGGGAAGCTCGACACGTTGTTGTTGCAGGCCGAAGCCTTCATGACTTCGATTCCAGCAGCTTTGTCGGTTGTTCTTCGCTTCGCGAGTGTGATCGCGCCGATTGTCGCGGCCGTCACGGCGGGGATCGGACTGATCGCATTCACCGCTGCGGCTTTCAAGGACGAGATCAACGGTGTTGTAGACGCTTTTATGAGTTTGGCTGATCCTGTTAGGTCGGCCGTGTCGTTGTTTGGTGAGCTTCTAGGAATGACCGGTCAGGTCAGTCTGCTTTCTATCATGTTGGCGTCGTGGCGTTTCGCGTTCGCACCCGTCGCCAGCATTCTTAATTTGGTCGCCGGGGTACTCCGCGTTGTGTCTACTGCGCTGTCAACAGCGGTCGAAGCTATCAAACCGGCTCTTCTCGACGTGGCTCAGCCTATCCTGCGCTTTATCGGCGGGATCAACGTGCTGCTCGAGAAGTTTCAGCGTTTCGGCGCGGCGCTTTTCGGTCTTCAAGGGGGATTTTCGGCGCTCAGCGTTTTCTTGGCGATCGTTCGCGGTGTCGTGTGGGCGTTGGTGCAACCACTTGTTGTGATCTTAGACTTCCTCGGTTTCATGCTTAACTTGTCGTTGGCGGTGTTCGGTGGGGTGGTCGAAGGGATAGAACGCGGTCTAGGGCCGGCTTTCGACGATCTGCTTCTGATCGGAAGCGAGATCGGTTTTATCTTTGCCGATCTGAAGGCGGCATTCGAGCCGTTGATCGCCACGTTCAGCGAGTTGTTCGGCGGACTAGGTGCTGAATTCGATCTGTTCGGCGTAATCGTCCAAGGTGTTGCCGCGGTCGTACGCGTCTTTGTTACGCTGATCCTGCTGCCGATCCGGGGGTTGCTCTTCACCGTCCAGTTGATCGTCCGTGGATTCCGGCTGTTGTCCCGCACGATCGCGACGGTCGTGGCGCCTGTTGTGTCGGCGATCAACAAGATCTTGGCGCCGTTCGTTATGTTCTGGAAGACCATGGTGTCGATCCAATCGGCCGGCGAAAGCCTGAGCGACTGGTTCAAGCGTAAGTTCGAGAACTTCGGGACGATCGTGGCCGGTGTCTTCAACGAAATTATTGACTGGCCGCGTCGGTTCTTTGACGGGCTCTGGCAGGAATTCGAGGCGCTGGCGCGAGCGATCGGCGGGCAGATCACCGGTTGGTTGGGTATCCCGTTTGTTCCTCTGAGTGCCGGCGGAATCACCACCACGACGACACCGGCACTGGTCCACCCCGGCGAAGTGGTGGCACCGCTGGACCAACTCCCTCGTTTGGTATCGAGGTTCGGTCCGCCGCCCCAACCTACGGCGGCGCTTAGCGGGGCCACAGCACCCCCGACAGGTGTAAACAGCCCTGGGTCCGCCTCCACCAATACCGCCCCCGTGAGCTTGAGCTTGACCATTCCCGTTCAGGTCATGCTCGAGGGCGTGGAACTGGGCCGCGCGATCGTTAACGTCACCGAGGATCAGATCCGCCAGCACTTCGGATCGCGAGGCATTCGCCTCGCGGGGATTGGGTAGCAGTGCCGGACATTCAAGAATTCCACCGAGGCGCCAACGATCCTCTTGGGTCAGGTCGTAATTTCGAGGGTCTCGCTAGTCAAGGGCGTGGATCGTCTGGGGTTTCTGCGAACGGGAGTCTGGTCGCCGGGTCACCGCCGCGCCTCTCGATTCGGGCCAGCCTGGTCGAGCGCGATCGACCCGACGAGTACCTTGAGTTCCACTTCAATCCCTCGAGCTACAGGATCAGCCGGTCGGCCAAGTGGGTAACCACGGCGGTGGACGGCGGTACCGAAACGATAGAGTTTAAGGGTACTGAGTTGGCGGTCGTGATGTTTGAGATGCTACTCAATGACATTGCGCCGCCGTCAGACATTCCGATTCAGCGCTCTACGGAGGACTCTCTTCAGTGGCTTCATTCCCGATTGAGCAGTCGGTCTGACGCTGAAATCTCTCGTCCTGGCGGCGATAGGCGGCGACGTGTCCCGTGGTTGAACGTACAGGATCTCGAGGCGCGTAACCGACCACCCATTATGGTGTTGTTCGGTCTAAGTCAACCATTCATCTGCGTGCTCAACAACGCGGACGCCACAACGGTGTTCCAGGGGGTCAACAGCTTCGATACCATCACGCCGGACGGTCGCTTCGTCGCCCGTGGAGTAAGGGCGTCCAACTTCATTACGCGGGCCAACGTGTCGATCAAGTTGACCGAGTACGTAGAGGCGCCGGCAGCGGGCGGCGAGGACTAGCCGTGGCGATCCTGCGGGGCAGTCGGTTCCAGGGTGTCGCTTACACCGGGATCAAGACTGACGACGGGTGCAGCCGGAAGGTGCTGGCGCTGCGCCGCCACTTCACCGCCCAGGACATTAGCGACCGTGCGATCGAGCACGTCGTCGAGGGCGAAGAGCAGTTGGACACGTTGGCCGAGCGCTACTACCGGGACGAGCGGTTGTGGTGGTTGATCGCCGACGTCAACGAGATCCTGTTCCCGCTTGACATTCCGGTCGGGACCGTCTTGATCGTGCCGGATCCGGCCGTGCTGGCCGATCTGGGGCTCGTATGAGCCTGCCCGTCCCGTTGGTGCCGCTCGACGCGCTCAAGCGGCACAGCCGTCTCGCCCGTGAGATCGCCGACGGGCAACTTCTTCTCAAAGGCGACTCGCTGGTCCGCTACAACTTCGCGCTGTATTCGGGCAACCACCTGATCCCGCTCTACGGGATCCGATCGACGGCGCCGCACGCACTCGTCGCGCTCAGGGCGTGGAACCGCAACGGTCAGGCGTTGGATCCGGCAACCGGTTGCCTGGTCCCGACGGCGGGCCGACGGTTTCGCTCGTTGATCCAGCCGGGCTCGATTCTGTTCCTGGTCGAGTTCGACCAAGCGTTCGCGACCGCGACCGACAAGATCGCGTTCCGGCCCGAGACCGTGGTCGTGGCCGACACCGACCTGGTGGGCCAAAGCGGCTCACCGATCGACGCGGCGCTCAAGTACGAAGAGGCCCAGTTGACCGACGTGGTGCTGATTGCCTGAGATCTGCCGGATCCTCGAACAGCCGGCGCCCGATCCGGTCGCCCCTGAAGCGGGGGTTGGTCGGACGGTCGATCGTTCGGCTTCGACCCGCATGGTCAGGATCGGCGGCCATGACCTGCGGGACGAATTGCTGGACGACCGCGTCGTCAAGCTGTGCGTCGAAGAACGGGCGCGCGGCATGGGCCGTGCCGCGCTTGTGCTACAGAACAGCGGGCTCAGGTTCACCGACCACGATCTACTTCAGGGTCGGGGCCTCGAAGTCGAGTTCTTCACAGGCTGGCAGGCGACCCGGTTGGTGCGGCGCGGCCTCTACTACTCGGTGGTGCCGCGGTGGGCGTTTCGTAACCGTGCGGTCGCGACCATTACGTTGGAATGCTTCAGCGAAGAGTGGCCGCTGTCGCTCTCGGAAGAACGCCGCACCTACGAGAACCTGCGCGACAGCGACATTGCCGACAAGGTGGCGGGGGCCTATCGGCTCGAGTCCGACATTGAGCCGACCGACCCTGTCCACGAGCATGTGGCCCAACTGGGCATGACCGACGCTGAGTTCCTTGAGAACCGAGCGCTGCTCTACGGCTACGACTTCTACGTGCGCGACGGTGTGCTCCACTTCCACCAGCCTCGGCTGGAGCGGTCTGATCTGGTGCTCTACTACGGCGGTGGCGAGACGGGGCTACTCAGCCGTTTCGAGGTCGTGTCGGACCCGTGGGTCAAGGGCGCGGCTTGGACCAAGAGCGGGATCGACCGGACCACCGGGGCCGAGTGGGAGTTCCGTACCGACGGATCACTCGACCCCGTCGCCCAGTCGATCCGACAGTCCGGGGGACCAGGCTTCACGTTGGGGCGGGATCTCGCGTGGGACCGGACACAGCCGCGCCGCTACGTCATGGGCGAAGGCCACGAGCAGACCGAGGGGGAAGCTCGCCAACAAGTCCAGGGGTTCAACCGGGCGGCCGAGTGGGTCGTGTGTGCGTCCGGCAACGTCCGCGGTATCGAGCAGCTTCACGCTCGCCAGATCGTCTCGATCGTGGGGATCGGCCACTTGAGCGGCGACTACTACGTGACGGCCGTGACCCACCGGATCGGCCCCGGCGGCTACGACATGCAGTTCGAGGTGGTGCGGCCGGGCGTTGGCCGGCTCGACGACCACTTCAACCCGGCGGGCCCGTCGAGCCGTAGGATCGACGTGACGGTCGACAGTCCTCAAGAGGGCACGGCGGTGGTTGGCCCATGACGCAGGCCCGCACCCACACGAGCGCGAACAGCCCCGGCGCCGGACGCCGGTACCCCGGCGTCTACCTGGGGGTCGTGACCGACCGGGACGACCCCCGGAAGATCGGCCGCGTAAAGGTCCGGGTTCCCGAGCTTGGCGGTCAGTACGATCTGGCGTGGGCGCGCGTCTTGCAACCGGTTGCCGGCCAGAACACCGGTGGATTCGCGGTTCCGCCGCTCGACGCTCTCGTCCACGTCGTCTTCGAGGCCGAGGACGCTAACCGTCCCGTCGTGGTGGGGGCCGGTTGGGCGCAGGCCGGCGAGCAGTCCCAGATCCCGTTGGCAGCGCTCGGTCTGGTCGACGAGATCCGTGATCCTCGCGGCACCACTACGGGGTCGGGCGCCGACAGCGCCCAGCTACAAGAACCCTCAGATCCGTACGGTCCGCCCGAGTACCCTCACAACTTCGTGTTCAAGACGCCAGGCGCCGGGCACCTGGTCGAATTGGACGACACGCCCGGCAAGGAACGGATCGGCGTCACGCACGGCCCCAGCAAGTCGTTCGTCGAGATCCACCCGAACGGATCGGTCGTCGTCAAGGTCAATCAGAAGCTCTTCGTTGCGGTCGCGGGCGACAACCAGCAGTTGGTGTCGGGCCGGCAAGACGTGCTGGTCGAGGGCGAGGCGACGCTGAAGGCGCGCGGCAAGTACACGATCAATTGTCGGGGCTACCGGCTTTCTTCGACGGGTGGTCTCGAGGCCGTGGCGATCGGGCAGGTCAGCATTCGCGGTCAGACCCTCGCGCTCGAGGGCGCCACCCTCGCGTCGTTGAAGGCCCCGTCCGTGTCGGTAGGCCCCGCAGTATCTCAGGGTCTTGCGGTATCGACACTTAGCCACCCGGTTGATTACATAACCGGCATACCGATAGTCGGTGTGCCCTCTGTTTTGATAGGGTAACATGGCCTGTGACTTCATACCAGCCCCGTGCGAAGCCACCCGGATCGCCAACTGTGTCGTCAAGCGGGGCTGCTCGGTCGAAGCGCTGAGCCTTCCTGGTATGACCCTCGGCATGGACAAGACGTTGACGGGGTTTAGAGACCTGCACCTAAGAATCGCGTCACTCAACGCCCGGTTTATCGCAGCTATGATTCAAGCGTTCGTCCAGTCGAACTGCACGCTGCCGCCGCTTCCAGAATTCCCCGACGCCCCCGATTTCGAGGACTGCCTCGAGCAGCTTGAGGATCTGACAGCCGAGGGTGCCGACCCGCTCGGAATCCTCTCGTCGGTGATCAACGTGACGTTCGGGACGAACGGGCTTCCCATTCAGATCAGCAACCCCTGACCGACAGGTAAATCCTTATGTCGTGTGAGTTTATCCCTGACGCCTGTTCCGCCGCCGCCATGCAAGCGATCTTGCTGGCTTACGAGTATTTGGGCGTCGATTTCAACGTCGGGGGGCTCGAGGCTGACTTCAGCGGAACCGCGGATCTTTCGCTTGAGGCCCGCTTGGTGCTAAACGACCAGCACCAGTATTTGCTCGACGCGTTCGCCGCCGCCTATGCGGCGGCCGGCTGCACCATGCCGCCGGTCCCGAGCCTTCCGCCCGCCCCCGATTTCTCCGGGTGCCAACAGCAGATCGACGCGGTCAAGCAGCAACTCGCCAGCCCTTTGGGGTGGCTCAGCAGCGTCATTTCGATCCAGTTGGACGCCAACAAGCTGCCCGTCAAGATCACGGTTCTGTGACGCGTGGCCCTCGATCCTTCCGCCATGGCCGGTACCATGCTGGCCCGCGGGATCAGCCGCGGGTTGATCGACCAGCCGCCGCACTTTGGGCTTTCCCGCACCTACTCGGTGATCGCGCGGGGCATTGCCGAGACGCTGATCGACGAGGACGCGACGGTCCTGACCGTCACGTACGGGCCGGGCCAGCCTGCCAATCCGCTGGCGATTGCGACGGCGATCGGGCTCGACGGGCTCGACGCCGAGCGTTACTGGCCGTTGATCCAGAACGCCAGCGGGTTCTTCGGGCCGTTCTCGGAACCCTTCTTTTATGGGCTCGGGGGGCTCGTCCAGCAGTTCGCGCCGGTCGTCCAGTTGTTGGACCTGTTGGTCCCGATCGGTACCGGCACGGGGGTGCTTGCACCTGGTGGGATCGTGTTGGACGCCGATCTGTGCTTCGACCACATGCTCGAAGCCGCTCGCGACGAAGGGATCATGGTGGTGGTGTTGGGCGTCCACACGAATGACCCGCTCGGCACCGTGAAGGATCCGATCACCCAACAGGATCTTGCCGTAGGTGATCCGTTCAGTCAGGCTGAGATCCTGCTGAGAGCTTGCGCCACCCAGTTCTCGTTGGAACTGCTGGCAGGAAACAA